AGTTCTTCCCATTCTTCACCACCGACTTCGCCTGTGTATTCATATACATTTATACAGCCATCTATTAAGCATGATTCCTTAACTTCTTCATATGTTACCCTGTAGGTTACGGCATTCACAATAAAGCCTACAAACAATGTGTAAACTATACCTGCTAGTATGTAATACCTAGTCTTCATAAAATTTAATTTCCTGTTGAAGCATAGTATGCTTTTTTCTGGCTAGCCTAAGATACTTTATCAAACCATATAAACTCAGGGAGAACCAAAATACTTCTATTACCATGCTTGCCAAATTAAAATTATATATCAAACTAATAGTAATCAATATTGCTACAATCATGTTGTTAAAACTGTACCAAAATCCCTTGGGATCTATGCCGTCAAATTGCAGTAGTCCATATGTACTGATAAGCAATGACACGCCCATGAGCCCTATGATATCAGAAAAGCCTATTGCTATCATCCGAAATCAAAAAACTCTTGTAGAGCCTCTGCCTCTGTGGCTCGGTCTAAATTAAAATTCATAGCACCCAACACGTTTTGTATCTTCTTTTCTAACACGCTCTCTAGCATACCCTCGTCATCAAAAGGCAGTTCCCTGAACCAGTCAGGTAAGTTTTGCTCGTCTGTGGGATATGCGATGTTTGTATAGCCCATGGCATTGTTTTTAAGTTTGCACACTATGACCTTCATGCCATCAGTAATGCTTTGACTATAATTGTCTGACATTGCACTCTTATACTCGTTCCAGTTAATGCTAGCTCTGACGTGTCCAGGGATCATGTTGTTCTCTTTGACTACACCCTGATATCTGGCAATCTTCATGACATCCTTGCCGCGCATCTTTGCTAATTTCTCTCCATAGGTTGTGAGATTGTTCACACGCTTGGGCATGCCTTTACGCCAGGGCTCCATGTTTTTAAAAACTTCACGAAACTCTTTGATCTCAGCAATAATTTGCTCTTCTGTGTGTCCACTCAGAGCATGATCCAACAATCCTTCTAAAAAGTCCTGCACAAACTCTGGAGTATCTGAACGCTTGATATCCATGCCCATGATCTTGAGCTTGCCGCCTTCGGGCTGATATCCTTCTATGTCCAAACACTTAATGGCATAGCGTTTCTTTGTAATAAACACCCCTGATCTGCCCACTACCTCACGGCCCGCCTTCATGACCTGACCTGCTTGTAAGGGCACGTTGAACTCTTTCTTTAGGAAGCCTGGGAACGTACTGCTCACGTCATCTGAAATTTTGTCATAGAGTGCGATAGCACTATCCATATCAAGTTCCTGACCTGCCTCAAGTGCTGGTTGTGCGCTGAAGTATACACTATCTGTATCGCCATACACTACTGTAGCACCTTCATGATCGTACTCGCCAGTAAGCATGCGATTTGTCTCTGCACCCATGTGACGTGTGATCATACGTCCAGTAAGTGTGGTAGATTGTCCTATGCGTTTATCATAAAATCTACATCCAGGGTTTAGAATTGCACCATAAAGTGAGTTTAGGTTAATCTTCTTGACTAACTGTCGCTTATCCCAAAACGCAATTTGCTCTGGTGTTGTCGCCTCTTTCTTTTTGGCCTGTAGTTCCTTGCGTTCAGCATACCAACGTTCAAGCAATCCAGGCACAATACCCAGGAAGTCTGTTTTAAATATTGTGCCATTCGCGCTTATGTTCCAGGGTTGGTTACTGTTAAACACCAGATGATAGATATCACCGCCAGTTACCTCCATGACTTCGCCAGTTTCCATGCGAAGTTGTAGTGGTACCTGACTGTCCTTCTTCATTATAAGCTCATATTCATTGCTTGCAAACTTATTGTTCCAGGCATCACTAAAGCTCATGGCTTTGCGAATCTTTCCGTTACCGTTGGCCCAAGTGCCAGACATCTTCTGTTCTATTTCAGTTTCAGTGAGATCTAGACTTACCTGTGCTACAATAGTTTCTGGTGCCATGTTCAGAGCCCTAAACACACTGGGATACAGAGAGTTTATGTCCATGCTGCCTATCCATTCATGATAACCCTTCTTGGGATGTGCTACATAGGCTCCTGCGGCCCTGTCCCTCTCTGCTCTTTCTCTGGGTCTGTCTGGTACGACATAACCTCGTCTGTGAGCTTCGTTAATAATTGCTTGTTCAGTTGTGGCGACGGCGCCCGAGGTTGTCGCCAGAAGCACAGTATTATCATGAGCAATAGTATTTGCCAAATCAATAAACTGTAATTTAAGATCCAGCTTATGCAATAGCATAACGTCCTGTATGTTGTATTCCAAAAATTTTTCATAGTCGTATTTGTATAGTTTATCCAAACTACCCTCGTAAGCTACCTTCTTTTCTCCGACCTCCATCTCACCAATATAATCCAGCCTATAGCTATGACGCTCCTCATAATTATATTTTCGGTATAAATCCAGGTAGTCTAAGTGAACTCTGCCACATATGGTATAGCCGTGCTGTTCCTTGCCAAATCGCTCATATACTTTTTCCCTGGGCAATTGATCCCACAGGCATATTCTGCGAGTCTCTTGTTTTCCCATGACTTTCTTGATACGGTTAATGGTATAGGGAATGTCATATCCGTCTGAGTTCCAACCACTGAGAATATCAGCATCCCCAATGAGGACCAAAAACATGTCAAGCATTTCCTTTTCTGTTTTGCACAGTATCACTTCTGGTAGTTTTTCTGCGATATTTGTCGCCTGTTCCCAGTTGAGTGTTTTTGGCGGAACGCTTAGGCATATCATGGCATTCTGCCACTGAAGATATACTCCAATAGCAGTAATAGACGAAAAGGCCTCCTCAGGGGATGCATAACCTAGCACAGGGTCAAAGTCAACCTCTATGTCAAAAAATGCAGTGTTTAGTTTAGGGGACTCTGCATTGCTGTAATGCTTACTAAGTGTTTTAAAAACGGGCTTGATATCACTTTCATATGTCTTATTATTGTTCATGATAGCTTGGTTTTTGCGGAACTCCTTGAGATTTCTGCATTTGACCTGACTAACTGCTTCACCATATATGCTGTGATATCTGCCCTTGGGATCCTCTACATAAAAGTCATACTCTGGTTTGTGGTCAACTAATATTCGATCACCGTCCACGCGCTCAACAACTCGCACCAGATCAGATTTTTTATCGTAAATCGCATCTATATACATAAGTTAATTATACTATACCTTTGTGGGATCGTCAAATACTCCACTTATTAATATCACTGAGTATGCTTCTGGTGTGAATCTGAATTCTACATCATTATAGTGGCCTGGGGAAAATCCAGGGCGCGCTCTGCCATAGCTGGGTTTTTCAATCATGAACTCAGTAGATTCTATGCCAACTTGATCATAAAGCCACCGAGTACAATTATGAATTGTGATACCGTATGATGTAGATCTACCCATAACAAAAGCCAGATTGGATTTACTTATCTTGATGCTTCTGCTTTTGTTTGTTTCCCAAAATTCCTTTTCAGATGTTTTTGAAAAGTAGGTTTGGGTCACAGAGTGCGGCCAACAGTCTCCAGGATAGTTTCCAGCTCATCATATTTGTCCTGTTCGTCAGTCCAAGCAGCTTTGTGAGCAATTCTGATTGCCTTGTTTAGAACTCCTGGTTTGAGATCCATCTCCTCAGCCACAGCCTTTACAGTGTCTCTGAGACCCTCCTTGAGTGTGTCTATCTCATAGGATACCTGACACCCCTCGTCAATCAATCGCTTGAGTCTAGCTTGTTCTTCTCCGTTAAAACTTCTGTTAAATGCCATGTTTGTTTTCCTGTGTGTCTATAGTGATATTTATATCCTGTATGGATTTTACACTATCTGAACTGGTTTTGTCAACCTCCAGCTGTACAAAAAATGGCTTGCCTGGCCATGATCTGAAGGCAATTTGGTTAAGTAATTTGGGATCTGTGATGGCTTGCTGAGTATCAGGATCTATGAGTAAAAACAGGCCACGCTCAAGCACAACCTGAAAGTTTTTCATTAGGTTGTGACGTAACCAGGCTCGATTACTTTGGGTTCCGAGCCACGAG